TTGAAGTTTAATTTCAATTCCAAGTTTTTTTAATCTTTCCACAAAGACCTTGATTTTATCACCAGTCAATTTTGTAGGGTCATTTTCTCTTTCCATATAGGTTCCAAATTTAGTTTCTATTTTTTTCATCTTAATACGTATGAATGAATTACTATTACCAATTCACCATTAACTATTGACCTATCCTTTTGAATATCGATGTGAGTCATACCGAAATCCTCCTTTAATCGGTTTGATTGGATTTCAACCTCGTGTTCTGCATCTTCTATGTTTTCAAAAAACCCAAAATAGGAGTCACAATCCCCTGTCTTATCACACACTCCGTAAATTATCTCTCTTTGACCCATAACATTCTAATTTTTTATCTGTAACATTCCACAAATCTTTTTTACCGTCAGTCATATGGCAATTGTGTTTCTTACCGGTTTTTTCAGCAAAATTAACAATCATATCGTTATGATGATTTTTAATAAAGTGTGGACATTCTTTGCAAGGTTTTTTCATAATACAAAGATATGAAAACTATTTTAATAAAACAAAATTATTTTTTAATCGGAGAAGTTCCAACAATTTCAATGGATACCGGAGCAATCCCTCTTTTAATGAAGTCCAATTGTTTTGCGGTGCCGTAAGATAAATCGATTATGTGTTTGGATGACTTTGGTAATCTATCATTAATTTTAACAAACCTAACCGAATCATTGAGGAGATTGGTAACTTTCACTAAGGTTCCAAACTTAAGAGTTTTATGAGCCCCAAATAAACTATCCTTATGAAACTTTTCTCCCGACGCGGTTAACCTTCCTGTGTAGTTTTGACCGTAGTAAGAAGCGGTACCTTTGCGTACGTCATTAGGTGTTGTGAACGATAAAGTTATAAGTAATATGGGTATCAAAAATTTTCTCATAGTGTAAAAGTATGAAAAAATTGTCGATAAATAAAGGTTTTAGGTTATCTCTTAAACTTAAACTCAGTTTCTAATTTTGACTTACCGTGTTTTTTATCCATAAGTTTTTGATGTAATTCCCAATTAATTATAGATTCACTAACAGGTTGATCATCTTTAGCCATTGCATAAAGTTTACCTATTTTCTTCAACATTTTTGTTGCAATATAATTGAAGTTTTCAATTTCATCTTTGAAAAATTGTGTTGTATTACCTTTGTATTTTGAAATGTGGTTTGCAAACTTGTTTTTCAATTTGTCCATCTTTTTTTCTTCTTCATCGTCAACTAATGATGACCCCATTAAACCCCTAAATAACGATCTAAGTTCGTCTCTAGAATTACTAGTCATATCAATAAATGTTGACATTTTAGTATTAACTAAATTAATATACACTATTTCCAAAATTCTACGGATTTTTTGTTCCTCAGTAAGTTCAGACGGGTCCTCATCTATGTGAATAAGAACTTTATCCACCTTATCCATATCGTTACGTAAACCTTCAATAAGTTTCTCAAAAGTGAAATTCTTAATTTCAAGTAATTCTCTATACACCCTGTTATTACTTAGAAAGTCTTTAAACTGTGATTTTGTAATATTATCAGATTTAAGTTGTGATGCAACTTCAGTTGTTCTAACTAAATTTTCCGCAATAGTTGTATAATACAAATACCTCATAAAAGTACCGTCAATTATTGGAATACCAAAGCTACCGTAATTATGGGTTGCTCTGTATTCAGCGTCTCTACCAATCAAATCAAGTTCTTTTGACTGTTTGTCATATTTGTGTTTTAATTCGTGAGCGATTGATCCCAAATGTTCTGATCTGTCCTCAACATACACATCGTAAAGATCACTAGGTTCCCAATTTTCACCAACACCATATGTAATTTCAATTTCCGCGGTCTCTGATTTCTGAATTCTTTTCATCATTACTTTTCTATCAAAATGAAAAGATTGACCCATACCCATAGATATAATAACAGGTTTACCTTTTATTTGTTTTGGGTATTCCTCAATATTAACAACAAGTTCAAAATCTTCGATATTTATTTTCTTTTTATCACCTAATTCAATATCAACCTCATTAGAAAATTCATATTTTTCGTCCTTAGTTGTGATACTTTTTAGATCTTGTCCGATTAAATCGTATATCTTTTCTGCAGCATCTAAAATAGAATCAGGAACCCCCAAGGCTTCCGTTATAAGTCGTAATTGATTTTCGGTAATGATAATGTTTTTCATACTAATAAATATATTGGAGTTGTAGTTTATCCTACAACCCCAATGATATCATCTAGGTGGTGATCATTCTCTATTTCAGACACTATAGTTCTTTTGTCCATCATATGAACAATCTCAGTAAGACTATATGGTTGGAGGTTATTTCCGTCCACCCCAACATCTAATCTTTTACCGTTACCCCATTTTCTACTTGCCGGTAAGTGTACGTGTCCGTGAAGGTGAATAACACCTTTATTTAAACCATTCCAACTCGCAAATGGATAGTGAGTCATCACAAAATTTGCACCATTTATACTTACCTGAAGGTAGTCACTAACAGATAAGAACATATCTTTTATGTTCTCTCTGTTATTTCTAATGTGGTGATCGTGATTTCCCAATACTAAGTGGATATTTTTACATATCAATCGGTCCAAGAATATTTTAATAAATTCAAACCCACCAAATGCAATATCACCTAACATTATTAATGTATCATCCTGACCTACATTGGAGTTAATGTTGTCAACTAACGTGTTGTTCATCTGATCCAGAGTGTTGAAGTCTCTCGTACTATCCACAGGAACTTTCCCGTCCGTCGTTCTCCATTCCGTCACACCTCTACAGATATTTTTATGGTTATAGTGGGGATCTGATGTAATCCATACTCTACCTGTTGTTAATATTTTATCAAATTTCATCATATCTTAATTTCAAAACGATCTCTCATTTTAGTTAATACTTCTTCAGGAACATCGTGTTGATTAATTCCTCCGTGTCTGTTTTCAACGACTATTGAGAATACTTTATACCCGTATGTCTTCGCTAATTCAAAATAAGGTTCCATCTCCCACTCTTGTGTAAATGTGTTAGAAACTACAACAGGAGAATGTTCCAATCTCATTAAGAAATCCATTTCTTCTTGACACCATTGATGAGCATCCTTTATTTTTGATGGTTCAAAATTGTAATTACCATCACTATCAACAAAAAACATATCCGCCTCTTTATGACAATAATCTTTCTTCACTAATGATTTTGCAAATGTTGATTTACCTGAACCAGGAATTCCACGAACGATGTATAATATTTTTTCCATAGGACAAAGATAATAAAAAAAATTGCATAAAAAAAGGGAGATCACTCTCCCTTTGTAAATTACTTTTAAAGTTATATTCTAAATGTTCTAATACCTAAGTGTTTTTCAATAGCATTTTTAGTATTATTACCACATATACCATCTTCGGATAAACCAGCATTAAAACATTTATTTAATGATGCTTGAATAGCCCTAACCTCATCATTTGTTTGTTCCATAATAAGTGCTGATTCAACAAGATTTTGTCTTAATTTACTATATTGTTCTTTAGTTAATTTAATTTTGCTCATTTTATATTTTTTTTAAATGTTTTATTAGTTAGCCCAATTTTTAATATTGTCTTGAGATATTTTTGTATCAACTTTTTGATCTTGAGTGGCTCTCCAATCATCCGCAAATTGTTCTTCATCTTGTGATCCACCACCACCAACAACTGAACAACCTTTAGATTTTAACGCTTTTAATGCCTCTTGGTAGTCAAATCCATATCTATCACCTCTTCCACCTCCTCCACCAGGAATAACAGGTGGGTTTGTATTGTCAACAGGTGGTTTTGTACCATCAGATGTCTTTTTATTACATTTCCATCCGGATTTTTTCCATGCCTCAACACTACTAAAACCACATTTTTTAGCTTTATCTAAGTAAAAATTTTTATTTGCCTTTTTAGTGTTACTTATAAGGGTAGTGATTGGTAACCAAACGTGACTTCTCCAATCGTCATCACCATCAATGTCACCGTCTAAAGCGTCATATAATGTTTCTCCACGTCTCCTATAATATAATGAAGCCATCTTACATAAATCAGGTATTGTCAATAATTTATTTAAATTTCTTTCTATCCCTTCAAGATTTGTATTTCCAAGTCCAGCAACCGCAGAATATATATTATCAGCAATGTCCGTTAATGCCCCGTCAGAATTTTTTGTTTTCCCCAAATTACCTTTTTGAGTTCTACATTTTTTTAGAACTCCAAGTACGTTATCCGCAGCACCTCCACCAGTTGTGAACCAACCAGCAACACCACCAACAACGGTACCTACTACAGCACCAATAGCCGTTCCAACAACAGGAACAATACTACCTACCGCAGCACCTGTTGCGGCTCCAGCTCCCGCACCAGCAGCAACTCTACCAATATCTTGGCCGGTATCTTCACTTATATTTTCTCTTTCTTCTTGAATTTTTTTCTTATGTAGAGTAAGAATACGTTTAGATTCTTCCTCCGTTAATACAAATTTCTTCTCCATAGTGTATTTTTTTTATTATATAAATATACGGCAAATAAAAAAAGGTGAGATTTCTCTCACCTTAATTTTGGGTCAACAAGGATTTGTTGACGACTCCACCACCTTATTTTTATAGTATAAGGAAACTATTGTTTGTACATCCAAATTTTAATAACAGATTCACTTGTAAAAATATCATTAAATTGTTTATTCAAAATATTACCACTTGTTAAGTTATACTCAACCAAATTACAACTTATATGTCCCCAAGGTGTGTTATTTAAATTCAACTTATATCCTGTTGGTGTTGAATAAATCCCGTATGTTGACTGAACCCCGTTGAACGAGTACGTTGTGTTAGTAATAAACTTTAATGTATCAGATCTCATTTCTTCACTAAGGTCTGTGTTTAACACTTTACCAATCACCCAAGTTGTATTCTTTATAGTTACCGTAGAATCGACCAAAGTTGGGTTCGTAATAATTGGTTGTGGTGCAATTGGTTGTTGAGGTCTTATTTCTTGTTTGACACAAGAACTCATCACCAACATAATACCGATAAAATAAATCAAACTCTTCATCATACTAAACTTTCAATTTTGTTTCTAACTTGCTCACTCAAACTTATTTCAGACACATTTGTGATTACCACAGAATCTTTTAAAATCTTATGTGGTATGTGAACCAAAAATGTGTTACCATCAAAGTAAGATAAATCTTCTTTTAAGTTCAACGCCCCATCCACCATCTTTAAGAAGATCTTAAACTGAATTGGGTCAACAAAAGATTCAGAAAGTAATGTTCCGAATTTTTCGTTCATAATTCTAATGTTGTGATTGAATGTTAATTTTACCATCTGTGATTTATTTCTACAAATATAGTGAATCTTTTCTAATGAAAAAAATATTTAGAACTTTTTTTATGATATTTATCAATATGAAAGTTAAAATAAATGATAATCTTTTTAATGTTAAAACCGTAATAACGTCAAAGGACACTCAGAATGGTATGATGAATCGTAAATTTAATGATTCCTATGATGGTATGTTATTCTTTATGGAAAACGGACCACACTCTTTCTGGATGAAAAATTGTGTGGTTCATTTAGATATCATTTTTATTAACGATGATGTTATCACAAAAATACATCACAACTGCAAACCTTGCCTATCTGACGATTGTAACCACTACGAAGGTAATGGTGAAATGGTTTTAGAGTTACAAGGAGGTGATTGTAAAAAATATGGTATTAAAGAAGGTGATACAATATCGTTACTTTAACGAATCAAAGAATTGTTGTACCGGATCACCACCAGATAATTCATCATCTTCCGAATCCATTTCTACTTCTTTACCACCTAACAAATTACCAAAAATGCTTGACGAATCTTTAGTTGGTTTTTTAGTGTCTTCGCCATCCTCAACCTGTTCTACAATCTTTTTAAATTGTTTTTCTGTTATTAAATAATTTTTCATCTACTATAAATATCACTCACTTTCGATTTTAACTTTTGTTTTTTCATCAACAAAAACCTGAACCCTTCCTCGAGCAACTTCGGCATAGTTTGGACTTAACTCTATACCCAACCATCTACGATCTAAAATTTCAGCCGCCACCAAACTTGTACCTGACCCAGCAAATGGATCCAAAACTACATCGTTCTTGTATGATAATATCTTGATCGCTTTTGTTGGGATGTCCATTGAGAAGGTTGCCTTGGTGAGTGACTTTGTATCTGCAAAGTAATTCCACTGGCCAAAAACAAGCTCCATAAACTCTTTCTTATCAGTTTCTTCATAGACCTTTTTATTCCTTTTTGTTCCATCTTCATTTTCAATTTCAGTTAATTCACCCATCCATTGTGGTTGACCTTTAATCTTTTTAATGTGTTGTTTCTTATATGCCAATATCACACACTCCTTAGGGTTATAAATATACGGACTTGATGGACTCATCCAAGATCCCCAAGCTGTTGTCTTGCTTCTATGTGGAGATTGTTCCTCAAGGTCAACGATCCCAAAGAACCCATAACCAATCTCTTTCATAATTTGCCACATTTCAGAAACAAAGAAAATTCTTCCACCCTTTTTCTGTCTATTAATCTCGTAAGGGATGTTCAACGCAATACGACCATCATCTTTTAACAATCTATACGCTTCACTTAACCAATTTTTGGCAAACTTTACATACTCTTCAAACTCAACATCATCTTCGTGTACGTCGTAAGCAATCCCCACACCATAAGGTGGTGATGTTACGATTAGATCCACAGATCCTTCCGGTAATGTTTTCATTACTTCGGTACAATCTCCATTTATTATTTTTCCTGTTTCTATCATTCCCTAATTAATTACGCTATTGTTTCTAAATAATCCCACACTTCATTTGAGAACTCCTCAAAAAGGTCTCCATCCTCATCATTTGATAAATCAACAATGAATTCATCGACACAAAAGTCTACAATTATTTCGTGAACTTCTCCTAATGTTTGTTCGTCATTTTTTAATCCCTCATATTGATTAAGGATCTGATTTTTTTGTTCTTCCGTTAATTTCATTTTACTTAAATTATTGATGTTATTGCTTGAGCTAATTTATAACCTGTGAATGCACCTATTGCTGCCGATCCCGGTAAAACAATAAACTTACCCAACATAGTTTCATATTTCTTCCTATTAACAATATAAGAAATTAATATGTAATAGACAATGTAGTTAATTAAAACCAAAAAGTCCAGTTCTTTCGCCACAAACACAACGATTGAGTTTCCAAGGAATCCCCACATAAAATTAATGAGAGTTTCACGGATTAACTCACCCGGAGTTGTGATGGCGTCTAATATACTAATCTCTCTATCAAGACCTGTCTTTTTCGAGTGTCTCGATGTGGTGTTGAAGGTACCATTGGGCTTTCCTGAGGTCCTCGAGTTCTTTATCTTTTCCTTTTTTTCCTGCACGTGATATATATTTTACCGTATTTCCTAATGAGAATCCTAATTCCCAAGCATCAATAACTTTGATTGACTCATAAGGGTTATTTTCACCACCATAATGATTTGGGTGATTTACTTGTTCGTTATTATTTTCCATTTTAATTAATTATTTTTTTCAGTTGTAAGTTCGTGATCGTCATCATTTTGATATTCACTTAATAATTCGTCATTAGACATAGTTCCATATTTCTCACTAAGACCATTCATATCAACATTATTGTTCATTATAGATTTCATCTCGTAAATTTGTTCCGCTAAACTAAGTGATGTAACGATCTCTTGGATGATTTTATATGGGTCGGCGTTTGATCCTGGTCTACGATCTTCAACATATCCCCTCCATTCCTTTGCGGTATCTTGGGGAACTCTAATTGACGCTCCACGATCAGATACCCCCCAACTGAATTTGTCAATTGACTGAGTTTCAAAATTACCCGTTAAACGTAACTCATTATCAGACCCATACGCCTTGATGTGATCATTATGTCTTGTTTCAAAAGCCCCAAATAATGACATAAAATATTTTTCATTACTTTCGTTTCTCATCATATCAGTTGAGAAATTTGTATGTAATCCAGATCCATTCCATTCACCAGATCTTAATGGTTTTGGGTGTATGGTAATCTCATACCCGTATTTTTCCGAAATCTTTTCCAAAAAATATCTACTCATCCATAGATCATCCCCACCTTTTAACTTACCTTTTGATAGGACCTGATATTCCCATTGACCTAACGCCACTTCAGCATTTGTGCCAGTAATGTCGATACCATATTCTAAACACATATTGGTATGTTCTTCAACAAAGTCACGACCAACTACGTTTGATCCAACACCACAATAGTATTTACCTTGTCCTTCTAGGGATCTTCTGTCGTGACCCAAAATTGGCCCATTAGGTTCTTTCATAATGAAGTATTCTTGTTCAAAACCAAACCATAAATCAGAAAATTGATTTCCAATTTTTGATCTCTCATTTGTTTTATGTGGTGTACCATCAGGATTTAAAACCTCACATAGAACATATATGGTGGAAATTTCTTCCGGTACATACCATCTAACTGGTTTTAATAGACAATCTGAATTATCAGTTTCTGCCTGATTTGTTGACGATCCATCGAAGTTCCACATTGGGAGGTTTTCTATTGATCCTGTTATAGTATCCTCATCAACAATCTTAACCTTACTTCTAAGGTTTGGTTCTGGGTTATATCCATCAACCCATACATATTCTAACTTAATTTTCATTTATTTTCGTTTATGTAATTTATTATTTCTTCTTTTGTTTTTCCTTCATTATATAGATCACAAACTTCGCGTGAAAAATTGTCGGTGCAGAATACCGCATCGACATTTAAGTAAGTCATTATATCATTAATGTGAATTAAAATATTTTCTTTCTTTAATACTCTCTTATTAAAACCCATCTTGTTCCGTTTCTTGATTTCTTTGAATCACTTTTGTTTGAGAGATCAGTCCAGCGATTCTTCGTTTAAACAACGGAAGTAAGGTTTCATTTACAGGAAATATACCACTTGACATCATATGGAACACCGGACTCATTCTTTTATCTTTTGATTCGAATGAAGAAAAAGTAGTGATAATTTTTGGGATCGTCAATTCGCCCATCTCATCAAAATAGATTAAATTGATGTTTGTCATACTCTGTGGGTTATTTTTTGTTTCTTTTTTGATTGTATATTCCCAAACGTATGTCTTTTTGGATTCATTTTCAGTATAAAAGAAGTACCCCTTTGGGTGTAGTATATTCTTTTTATTTCTTTTGATTTTCATATCTAACGAATCAAACACGATAGACCACACCGATTTTGCAATACTAAAGTATTCCATTATTCGTGGTGCCGAAAATGTAAGGATATCTCTAAACTCAATCATCTCGTCTTGCGAAAGTTCAGGTAGAGCTCTTACTTTTAGATCTTTAACTAAGATCTCGTCATCAATATTATTTAATTTTTTGTCCGTATAAACGATTTTCTTATCTTTAATAAGTGCTTGGACATTCATTAGATGTAACGACAATTCAATAAACCCAGGATATAGTTCCAATCTATCTAATTTTTCGCCCATTTTTTGAAAATACGAAAGGAGTTTGTATTCCTTATATTCTCTATCTATTGGTTTTTCGAACATCCAATCGGTGTTCATTAAAAACTCTATTTTCTTTTTCTTTGCCATCCTATAATAAAAAAATAACGCAAAGATATAAACAAATAAATACCTAATCTGTTGGTATCACATAATACCAAGTACCATTTATTCTGTCTTCATAAATATCACTTCCATTATTTGATAGTATTCCATAACCATCGGAACTAACTATTGTGTTAGTAAGTTCACTAATGTCAATAAAATCCATAATAAATTTTTTATCAAACCCATAATCATCAATAAATGATTTAATATCGTCCGCATAATCATCAACCCTACTATTAATCTCCTGAACTATCTGATCTTCATCGTAGTCACCTTCAGGGTCTTCCATAATATTGTTAATTGTGTTCTGAAGTCCTTCAATCTTTTTTTGAATTGTTTTATTTTCTTCGTCGGTTAAACCCCCACTAATAAATTTATTATTTAATTTCTTAATGGTATTTTCCAACGTACTTACCTGAGATTTTTGATAATCCGATAAAGCTAAACCTATATCGTAAGTTCCACCCGGGCTAGATCTTATATCGTCCTCATAGAATTCATATAACCATCTACGCCAATGTTGGACATCAATTGCGTCATTCCATACCCATTCTCTAAAAGCATCATATCCAACGTCATCAACCAAATTTTCAATATATGCTTCTGCAGCCTTATCCATTTCATCCTGAGTATAAACGTCGTATGTGTTTGGAACTAGCGCCGATCCTCCTACCCATTCATATTTTTTTCCGTAACCATAACTACCCACCCCATCAGGGTAAATAAAGTATTTGTCTTCAGTAACTTCATTTCCTTCTTCATCTTCAACTTCCTCAGGAATTCCCTCTTCAATTAAAAAGTTGTATAACGCCTCCGTTCTTTCCG